GCCCCACCCACTGGGTTCCAGCCCCACTGAAAGATTCGACTACCACCCTCCACTGTCCCAGTACCCAATGGGCCTGTACCAGTTGGGACAATCTGCAACCCGCTTGTTCCTGACAACACATAGCTGCGGTCAGGACGAGGATTCCTTAAAGCCTGTGGGTCGTCCACCGGGAACATACCCAACTGCAACTGCGGTTGATCAGGATCCCAGCAAGCCGGGCAAACCAACAGGTTGTAGTTCTTGGTCTTGATGATCTCCGTCTTCAAGATGTTGAGCTTGAACCGCTGATCGCAGCGATCACACTGCGCAATCGCGTGCTTACCACTGGCAAACCTGTTGCCCACTGTTACCTCCCAATGTAGGTTTGGCGGGGAACAAGCCTCAAGGCAGCTTTCTCATGGTCTTCGTACGCCGCAAGCTCCCAAGCCTCGTCATACTGCTGTTTCAGAAATCCAAGACGTTCTGCGCCAGTGGGAATCTTTCCGGCGATGTAATACGACAACCCCGCTGCCATACAAGGCAGGAAGCGGAAAGGAACGTCCATGACGTTTACACCCCCACCAGCGTCTTGGGTGCGGCGTAGACGCCAATACACCAATTGGTAGGTCTGTGCGTTGTCCGGTGTGGGCCAGACGGTTACAGCGGGAACCTGCTCCCAATACACGGTCGCATTGTCCGCATGGCTTGCCGCCGTGGTGTTTTGCTGCCCACGGAAGCAGTTGTACAGGACATTCCCGTCAATGTATCCATAGTTGATGATCTCATTGTCAATCTTGACAAACCCGGCGGCTGGAAGCCCCACCACGGA